GCAACAAGGCGCGTCAATACACCGGCCGCGCGCGTTTTGGTAGTACGTGCGCGCGCCGTGTTCGCCGTAAAGCGTGATAGTGTCAACGGCCGTGCGCCGGCGCTCTAATAGCACCGTGCGACCCTTTGACCATTGGATCAGGTCGCCGGCCAATATGCGCGCGCCAGTAGCGGCACATGTGCCGGTATATTTTGCGGTTATTGTTTTCATTTTAATAATCCCTTCCCTTAATTTGAACAAAGCCGCCGGTGTCACGTTTTGCTTTGCCCTTGGCATAAAGTGCCACTACCACGCCGGCCGGCTCAATATGTCGCACGTCAGTATCATCGCCGTCAACGACCGGCCAGCCGCGAAATTCGGCCGGTATATCCGCCTGGCGCTGGAAAACGACGGCCGTGCGTTTATTGGCCGGATTAATCAAACCCTTAATTGAGATCGGTTTCGGCGTGATCGCGGAAAAACTATAGGTGAGATCATAATTGCCGGCCGTTTTGCCGGTCAGGTTTCGGCTTGGGTGTTTCGTGTAATCGTAAAAAGTAATATCAGGAAAAATCTGAAAGATTGTTTTGCCGTCGATCAGAATATTTTCGAATGGGATATCACTTGTCCCATTCGGCCGGACTAACGGGATCAGACCAAGCTTTTCGGCACGGCGCGCATGCGACCATACGTCAGCGCACATGGATAGCATGAAAGCCCGTTGATTCTCGCGGAAAAACGCGGTTTTGGCCGCGCGCGCCTTTTGCGTACTGTTAAACGCACCGCGGCCGGCGGATTTTAAACAGCCGTCAAAACAACCGGCCAATTGTGCGAATGGGCACAATTTTTCGTCCGGTACCAGATAGCAGATAGCGGTTAGATAGCCGATCTTTTGACCTTTGATCGTTTTGGCGCTGGATTCACCTAGAATCGGCCGATAGGGTAGGTTTTCGCGTTTTAATTGGGTTTTAAATGGGTTTTGCATGGTCGGTTTCCTGGAAAGTGAGATTAATAAGCAAGACACATAAAAACGAAGACGGCCAAAGCCGCAAAGCCGGCGATAGCGCCGATTATTTCTGCGAGTGTAGGTTTCTGCATAGTCTTTTCTCCGGTTTGCTTAAAAAATAGGCAGTTAATCGGTAAAACAATCTGTTGCTGAACACCATTATAGTCGACCAACAAAATAAATGTAAAGAATTCTTTTGCATTTATTTTCGGGTTTTTTTGTGGCGAAAATGGGCGAATTGTGGCCGTCAAAAAACGCCTCTTGTGACCCACGGCGAAACCTAGTCTGCAAGCGGCTTTTGGCTATTTGTGGGTAATGTGACAGTTAATCTGTTAATCTGATTTTTAAGTTTAAAACGATAGTATTATGATAATAGGGTTAGGAATATGGCGCGTATACGCCGGGAGCCAGCGATTTTAAACCATGGCCCACATTGCCCACATTGCCCACATAGCAAAATGACAACAAATAAAGTTATCCACAGGTTTGGTATCTTTTTGGCAAATGTTAGTGACCACTAACCTGGTATGTTAGTGACCACTAACCTGGCATGTTAGTGACCACTAACTTTGTAAGTGAGTACTCACTAACTTTATAAGTGAGTGCTTACTAACCTGGTTAGTTAGTGCTTACTAACCTAGTTAGTTAGTGCTTACTAACTTGCCAGGCTGACAACACAGAAGTGAGTGCTCACTAACCTGGGGGGTGGGGGGCCGGCGGCAGGGGGGTTGCGGCCACGGAGGTGTCACAAACAATTTTTTATTTTTTTTATTTTAAAATCCACACAGCTTAATACCGACTGCCAAAAAAGTAGCCCACATTGCCCACACTTTGCTAATATCCGCGTATGTTCAAATCCATCCCGTTCACCCCGCGCAAAGTCGAGGCGACCGAAGCTAGGCTTCAGGCCATCTATGATGCGGCTGCGCTTGGACTCAAAGGCGACTCGCTCGCCTTGGCCGCTGGCATGCTGCCCACCGAGTTTAGACAGCTGTGCGAGTTGGATCCAGCAGCCGACATGGCCGTCTTGAAAGGCCGTGCGGATAGCGAGATGGAGGCCAGTGCCCACCTGAGAGAAGCAGCCAGAGCAGGCGACTCAAAAGCGGCGCTCGCCATCCTGCAGCACGCCCACGGCTGGACGGCCCGCCAAGAGATTAGTGTCGACATCACGAACAAGATCAGCATCACGCAGGCGCTGCAGCAGGCGCAGGAGCGCGTCATCGATGGGCGCACCATCGACGGGCTGATTACGGAACAGCAACCAGAAGTATTGCCAACTAAACTAACTGCACAGGTGCAGCATGGATGACAACGCATTAGCCCCTATTAGTTTGAACGCGCTGCGCGCGGCCCGTGAAGGGTTGGACTACCGCGATCTGGTGCGCGAGCACCTAGCTAAAAAAGCGCTGTACAGCAGACTAGGTTCAAGCGGATATGAAATGCCTATGCAAGACTTGTTATCATATGAATTGCGCCGCGATCCGCGCATTGCCTTGATGCTAATGGGCAATTCAGGCGACCTAATGCGAGGGCGAGCGTTAGGTGAAGTAGAGGACGTAACGCCAGAAATGTTAATGGCGCGGTTAGGCATAGAACGTGGTAACGCAAGAGCTGGCGTCAGCGGCACAGCGGTTAGACTGCCAACAGGTATTAAAACAATGCCTGGCGCAGCGGACGTTGGGTACTCCACACCTATGATGGGCGGCAACGTCGACGTCAGTGGGTTCTACGGCCTAGCGCCGTCGTCCCGTCCAATGTATGGCGTCAACGTGCGGTACAACAAAGAGTTCTAATGGCGCAACAGCCGATCTATGACGCCGAGGGCGAGCAGCTCTTAATGAGCCGCCTGTGGGCGCCGACCATCGCCGACGACCCCGAAGCGTTCGTGCTGTTCGCGTTCCCGTGGGGGCAGACGAACACACCGCTGGCCAAGTTCAAAGGCCCGCGCACCTGGCAGCGCAAGATCCTGCGCAGGATAGCCACGCACATCCGAAATAATCGGGGTCAGATCGACATGGACGCCTTGAGAACAGCGGTCGCGTCCGGTCGAGGCATCGGTAAGTCTGCGCTAGTCAGCTGGCTAGTGCTGTGGATGCTGTCCACCCGCATCGGCTCCAGCGTCATTGTGAGCGCCAACTCGGAAGCGCAGCTGCGGTCGGTCACCTGGGGTGAGCTGACCAAGTGGCAGGCGATGGTGATTAACAGCCACTGGTGGGAAATCAGCGCGACCAAGCTGGTGCCCGCCAAGTGGATCACTGAACTGGTCGAGCGCGACTTGAAGAAAGGTACGCGCTACTGGGCGGCGGAAGGCAAGCTGTGGTCGGAAGAGAACCCGGACAGCTACGCGGGTGTCCACAACCACGACGGCATGATGCTGATCTTCGACGAGGCCAGTGGTATTCCGGACGCCATCTGGTCGGTTGGTGCAGGCTTCTTTACAGAACCCATACTAGACAGGTACTGGTTCGCGTTCAGTAACCCTCGGCGTAATCAGGGCTACTTCTACGAGTGCTTTAACGCTAAGCGGGCGTTCTGGCACACGGAGAACATCGACTCCAGAACGGTCGAGGACACGGACAAGCAGATATATGAGCAGATCATTGCGGAGTATGGCGAGGATTCGCCACAGGCTCGGGTTGAGGTCTACGGTGAATTCCCATCGGCTGGCGAAGATCAGTTTATTGGTGCGTCTGCTGTCGACGATGCCGCCGGTCGGCCACGCTACAAGGACGAGACGGCGCCAATTGTTATCGGCGTTGACCCAGCTCGCGGCGGCGCGGACGCCACCGTCATCGTTGTCCGACAAGGGCGGGATCTAGTCGCGATCAAGCGGTACCACGGCGAAGACACCATGACGACCGTTGGCCGGGTGATTGACGCCATCGAAGAGTACCGCCCGGCACTGACCGTGATCGACGAAGGCGGTCTGGGCTACGGGGTACTTGACAGGTTAAAAGAACAGCGTTACAAGGTGCGGGGAGTGAACTTCGGATGGAAGTCGAGCAAGCCCGTCATGTGGGGCAACAAGCGTGCTGAGATGTGGGGTGCGATGA